TAGAACCAGAGATAGTTCCTATGATAGCTGTTCCATAGTATGAGTTTCCACCATCCTGATACCCTACTACAAAGTGAGTGCTGTCTAGGGCAGAGACGGAGATGTAATAAGTAGTTGCTGAATTAAATACATATTCCGAACTATAGGAGATAGTAGAATCTGAGATAGTGCCTATTATAGCAGTTCCGTAGGATGAGTTGCCATAATCCCGATACACTACAACAAAGTGAGTGCTGTCTAAGGCAGAGACGGAAAGGTAATAAGTAGATGCTGAATTAAATACATATTCCGAACTATAGGAGATAGCACCCATAAACAAAACCAAAGCAATCAATGGATTTTGAGTAAAAATAGAAATTGCTATTCCTAAAATAACAAACAAAGGAAAGAATCTTTTTCTTAATCTTTCTCCTTTTCTTCTTGCTTGTTCTTGTTCATTGCTAAAACGCAATACATTTTCTTGCGTGCTTTTCTTAAAATCCCAATTCTTTTTTATTTTATCTAATGTTTTCATATTTATGGCAATCTAAATGCTAAAAATACCGTTAATCCTTTTGCACCACTACCAGCTGAATCCACATCAATTGCTATTCTATCTCCTGTTGCTACATCATCTTTAGTTGTGTCAATTACTGGTGCCGTTGCCGCTGTATAAGAAGTATATTCTGAGGCATCAATTGTTATTCTAGTAGATAACATATCAACGCCATCGGTTACATTTCTTATTTGAATTGTTGGTGTTCCTGAACTTGATACCGTTGAAACCATTGCGTGTGCTTTAACTAAGTTCATTCCGTTCATTTCTTCTGGTATCATAAAAATAATCTTACCATCTCCAGTTGTTAATGCTGTTGCATCATCACATACTTTAACTTGAATCATTTTTGTTCCTATATTAGAACCTGCCAATCCATCTGGTGTTATATATTTACTATCATCTGTTCCTGTATTTATTTCGGAACTACTTGCCTTGCTTGTTATTGCTAATTTAGTATCTAAACTATCTTTTACAAGTTTCTCGCTAGGATAATGAGTATTATCAGGCGTTGTCTGAAAAGAAGTAACTAAATTACCCAATAGTTGAAATAATCCCGTAGCCCAATCATAAATTGATTTTACGCTAGAGTATTTTGTATCTGATGTTTTGTCTGTATCAACACTTGTTGATTTGTTAGCTACATTCTCTGGAGTAAAGCCTAAAGCATCTTGCTTTGCGTCTACTGCTGTCTTAACTGCTTTCTGTGAAGGATAATATGTATCAGAATTGTCTGTTAATGACGTCTTTTTATTAGCAACATTTTCTGCTGTATATCCTAGTGAATCCTGCTTTGCATCTACTGCTTCTTTAACAACATTATTGCAAGGGTATTTTGTAGTTGATGTATCTAATGCTGTTGTTTCTTTATTAGCTACATTTTCTGGAGTATAACCTAGTGCGGCTTGAGCACCAATATCACTCAATACTGTTGAATAAGGAACGCCCTCTATTCCATTAGCTGTAAACTTAGCATAGTCATTATCTGCTACAAAAGCATCGTCTATCTTAACTGCATTTGTATTTGCTATGCCAAAAGTTAATGTGTCTTGTTTTGCGTCTAATGCTGTCTTAACTGCTTTCTGAGTAGGATAGTAATTGTCTGAGTTATCTACTAGATTTGTTTTCTTGTTAGCTACATTTTCTGCTGTGTACCCTAAAGCATCTTGTTTTGATGCTATCTCTGTTTCATATTCATTAAATACTCCAGCACTAGCAATAAGCATAAACTTATCATTCTCAATCCATTGTTTTGCAGAAGTGCCTTCCTTTGCTCTTGCTATTACGAAGTCATTTGTATCAGTTCTATAAGCTTCTACTATCTCTCTATTAGTATCTTGATAAGGAGAGCTTTTTGTTCCATCATAAAATACTGCAACAAACTTATTTGTTTCTCCAATATCTGTTGTAATTGTATGTCCTGCTTTTAGGGTTAATGTTGTTGCGTCTATTGCTGTTGTAGAAGCTACATCACCTATAGCATAATTTAATTTTTTGTACATAGGTTATTCATTTTTATTACGATTGGTCCAATCACCAGTTATATTCTTTATTTTTCTTGTCCAAAGGTCTATTAGAGTCCATCTTAAAGTTGTTATCTTTACGATATAAGCCCAGACTTCATATCTTAAAGTTGTTATTTTTTCTACAAAATGGAATATTGTCCACCTTAAAGTTCTTGTTAATGGTAATACATAATTATTTATACACCATTTAATTGTAGTTATTTTTGGTTCTATTAAATTATTTATACTCCATTTAAGAGTGATTATCTTACCCACGAATTCTTTAATGTGCCATATAATCGTATAAGTCTTATTGACAAGATTGTTTATATTCCATTTAATAGATTTGGTCGCCAAAACATAATTATAAACATCCCATAACAACGTAGAAGTCTTTGATATATATTGATAAACTTCCCAAGATATTGTCTTAATAGAAGAAATAAATTTATTTATATTCCATCTCAATGTTTTTAATCCACTAACCATGTTAAAAATACTCCACAATAGTGTGCTTGTTTTTGATACAGAATTATTTATTGCCCACTTAATAGTTCTGATTGCTAAAACTATGAATGGAATTTCTCTTGTATCTCCTATTGATTTTTCTCCTATTAAAGAATTACCTATCATTATATTGAAGTTGTTTCTCCTCTTGTTCCAATTTCACAAGTGTCATCACCATAAGCTGTTGCACCTGCTGTTACTATTCTTTTAATCCAAATACCACGAAAACTTCCATCATCTAAATCTCCAACAATTCTACCATTAGATGTTCCAGTTAATGCTGTAAAACCATCTGGTGCAACTGATGCTGGAGCAGTATCTTCGTTTGGAATTGTAGCCATTTCTACATCTGCTGCTTCTGCTGCTACTGCAATTTCAATTGAAGTATCTCCTGATGTTGTTTGTGATTCGATATATGTAATTACGTCTTGTAATGTTAATGTGTGACCATTTTCATTTTTAATATAGATTCCTCTATATTTTGTGCTACCAGCTAATGCTTCTGCAGCACTAACCTTAGCGAATAAATTGTGAAGTGTGTTATCTACAAGTTCTGTAGATGAAATAGCTCCACCTAAACTATCATTAGGGTCTGTATTTGTAGCACCACCTGATAGATATATTTTTATGTCTCCTTGTTCTATAACGCTCATATTTATTTTCTTTTATTATTATTATACTTTCTCTTTATTTGTGTTCTATTTTCTCTACTTCTTTTACCATAAAAGTTTTCTAATTGTTCTTTTATAGTATCTCTTTCGCTAGATAGAATGGGTATTTTAGATTGGTCGTGTATATTACACCAAGCTATTGCCGCATCTAGCGATACTAATTGATGAAATGTTTTAGCAAATCCTGGTTCTTTTGTTGTATCTGTTGCCAAGAACTTATCAATCCCCCTACTAAAATATAATTCTAATCCTTCATTTTCTTGAACTTTAGTTAAGTCTGGTGCTGGGTATAAGAATAAAGAGTTGCCAAGTAAGTCATAAAACAATGGTTCTCCTTTTTCTCCAGCAAACTCATCTAATGATATATCAATCTGTCCCTTATCAAACAATGTTAATTTTCTTTTTGAACCATCTATTAAAGTTATCTCACATCTATCAACTCTTTCAACATCTATTGGCAAAGAATAGTCTTGTACTCCATCTTGTAAATCTCTTGTTGCTATTGGAAAATCTGTATAATTAGAATCATCGTATTCCCACTCTCCAGTATTTCTCCAAATCCAACTCTCTATTTTACTACAAGAATTATTAGCATTCCTTATAAAGTCTTCAAACTTATAAATATTTGTATCTGTAGCAGAAAGACCACACTTAAATAAGCAATCATGATAAAGTGAAATTGATGTATCGTTGTCATTTCTAATTTGCATATTGTTTGTTTACTTATACCTACATTTTGATGGTCTGGAAAACTACAAAAACCAAACCACCAAGAGATAGGTATAAGTATATTACCTATCTTAAAGCTATTATTTCTCCAGCTGCTGTTCCAGTCTTGTAAACCTTTGTTACTATTACTGGAAGTATTCCTAATGGAACATTCTTCAATACAACTCCAGTACTTTCTGGTGTATCAACTTTAACATCTCCAGTTTTTCCAATATATAATTGAACTGGTTCTTTAAATGTTGCATCTGTTGAACTTAAATCAACTGATGTTAAACTTGAGAATGCTAGAGAGTATTGTATTCCTCTATCGTTTCTTAATACCATATTATAATTGTTTTAAAATCTCTTCTTTAGTTTTATAAATTGAAGTATCAACCCCTCTTTCTTTTGCATATTTCTTTAATTGCATAAAGTTGGTTGGTATCTTATCTACAACATCGTCTGTAGAGCCCTGTGGTGCGTTCTGAGCCACTTTTGTTTCTTTTGCGACTAATACCTCATCTTCTCTTTTTTCTTCGCTTAAAACGCTTCCTAGCTTCTTATTATATTCTATTAACTGTTCGGCTGTTAGCCAAGCATTTCCTCTTTTATATAGTTGCATATTATTCGTTTATTAATGTTAGTAATTGTCCTGCAAATAAAGGTACATATCTTTTAACTATACAACTCTTAATAAGAGATATTTCTTCTTCTGTAAAGTCTGAGTTACCTTCTTTTACTTTCAGATAAATACCATATCTTCTTAGGTGGTCTTCTTCGCTTATATTTTCGCTATCAATCTGTATAAGTACTGAATCGATTATAGCATTTCCTAATGTTAAATCTTTTGAAGATACTTTTTGAGACTCGCTACCATCTTCATTGTAAACAGTTTCATTATATCTTTGTTGTGCTACCTTATCATTTATATCTAATATTGTTTGTTCAAGTTTCATTTTTTTATTTCTTTATTGGTAGGGGCTTTTTAAACCCCCACCAATTAAAGTTGTTAGTTAATTACGCCTTTAGCAATACTACGTTGAATACGTTGGCTGCTGTTGCTGGTCCTGCTAATGTTACTGTAACTGTTGTATCGGCTACAGCAACGCTATCAATAAACTGGTCTTGATTAGATTTTGGATAACATCCTAGAATTATAGAACCAGCTGTTACTGTTCCAGTTCCTGTAGTACCTGAAGCTTCTACTGTTACCTCAACTACTTCGTAGCTAAGTCTAGATGCCGTTACAGCTGCTGCTCCTAGCTGTGTAGATGTAACTGCTCCATCGTTAATCTTTGCTGTGGTAACTTTTTTAGCTCCAATAGATGTTAGTCCAGCATTAGTCATTGTAACATCACCACTTAATGTATTAACTGCTGCTGTTGTTCCATTACCAATTAAAATTCCTCCATCTGTCTTTACGCTTAACTCAGAAGTAATACCAGAAGAATTACCAATGTAAATACTTCCTTGTGCTAATGCTTCCTTAATTTCTCCTTTAATTGTACCATCTTGTGCGATTACTTCTGTCTTAACTCCATTGTTTAATACAGAGAATCCACCTCCAGTACTTATAAATTCTTTTTTGTGTGCCATAATATTATTATTTTTATAATGGGGGGATAGGGGCTTTCGCCCCAACCCCATTAGTAAGGGAATTTCACCCAAACAGTATAATTATCTACTAATCTTAAAGAGCTGCTCCCTTAAAACCAAGAATATTAACTGGTAAAAAAGCAATTCCATTTCTCCAGTATCCTGTGATATTAGAAGTAATAGATTCGTTTGCTTGCTTCATTGGTTCTTGGAATGTAGGATATTCTACTACATCTAAAACTACTGGTGATGGCATTATGTTTGTATCAATAAAGAAGAAGTTTTTCTTGTTTGCAGGTGTGATGTAAGGAGTTTCAATAACTCTAATTTCTCCTTCGTAGATGTTTACATCATTTACTGCTACTGGACTAATTCCTGATGCGAAATATTGTCTAGCTGCTTTTGCTACTGCACTTCCTTTCTTTACTAATATTGCTGTAAAGTTAAGAGGCATAGGTTTTCCTGCTTGGTCAGTAAAATCTCCTGCGTATTCCCAAGCTAAATCAATAGCGTCTTCACTAAACTCATCTGCTTTTGCGTTTGTAAATGTTCCACCACCGTTGTAAGTGTGAGTTCCACATAAACAAATTCCGTCTGGAGCTAAGTAAGTTGTTGAACCAAATGCTTCATTATATGGTGCAAATGCGTCTGTAACTAACCCGTGTGCTACTGTTTTTAATAATTGGTCTCTTTGTTCCATTAGGTATGCATCAATCTTTGTTGTGTCATCCTTTGCTCTAACCATTGTTGTTTGAGAAATGTTCATTCCTAAACCACCTCTTTCTGCAGAAATAGTTGTGTTATAACCTTGCTCTAAACTTTTAACATCTGGTGTTTCTACTTCTCCTAATTTTCTGAAACCTGACACTCCTTCTAAAGATGAATAAATCTTGTCGTACTCTGTTGAGCTTCCAAAATTAATAAAATCAATATCTAGGTAGCTTTCTAATCTGTTTTTTACTGCTAGCCTAAAAGGTTCTTGTAATCCTTTAATAGCTAGATTTGTGTAATCTGAAATTGTTGTTGACATTTTCTTATTATATTATCTAATTATCGTAGTTTTAAATCTTTCTAATTTTTAGAAGATTGGTTTGTTAATTCTTACTTCGATATTAGAAGCTGAGTCAACCACTCCTGAATCTTCTGCTCCAATTATTTGGAGTACTTTCTTTGATGATGTTCCTACATCAATTCGCTGGTCGTTTGTTGCCATTACTAAATCAACTAAATCTCCTCTATAATCTTCACTATATACATCATCTCCTGTTCCTACTAAAGTAAAATCATTTCCTTCAGTAATTTCAATTGATGTTTCTCCTGCTGCGCTTCCATTTATTGCGTAAGCTAATGCTCCACTATTCTCATCTGCCTTAACAATTAAGTTAGATGTCATTGTAACTAAGTCGCCTGGCTCAATAACTGTTGCAGATGCTATTTCAGCAACTCTAGTTCTGAATCCAGGTCCTTGTTGTTTAATTTCAAAATCTTTTGCCATATTATTTTATTTCAAATCCTTTTGGTAAATTAGAAGAGAACTTCTTGAAGAACTCGTCTTCCTTTTCAGTTCTTTCTATTTTATTACTAGGGTTTAAATTATTCTTATCTTGTTTGATTTTATCTTTATGGGCGTTTTGCCATAATTTAAAATCTTCGCTAATTATTACTTCCTCAACTGACTTTCCAAGTCCTTTAGATAATACTTGAGCATAAGATATTTCTTCATCATCTAATGTAGATAATAATCTAACTTTTTTAGCAAATTCTATTGGGTCACTTTCTTTTGTTTCCACTACTTCTTCTTTTTTAATTTCTTTAGTGGTGTCTTTTTCTAGTTCCATTATTTTTGCTTTTAGTTTTTCATTTTCTTCTCTTAATGTTTTCTTTTCCTCTTGCTCTTTTTTCATTCGAGCATATATCTTTTTATTTTTAACTTGTAAATCAGTTAATTCAGCGTCTGTTTTACCATCTAAAGTTTCAATTTCTTCTACTTCTTCTGGTGTAAGGATTTCTTCTTCCTTGGTTTCTATGGTTTCCTCAATATGTTCTTGTGTCATATATTTATCTATTTAATGGTTGATAATCCAAAATGCGTTGTTATGAGACGACATCCCTCAGTATATTATTTATGTTGTTTAATTATATTCTTTTCCTTGAGAGGTATTAGTTTTTTGTATAGCTTTAATAGATGTTTAGAAGCCTCTCTTCTTCCAATTACTTCTGCTACTAATCTGCTTTGTTCTCCTTGGACAACCTCTTCTGGAATATTTCTTACATCTGATAACTCAGACATAATATCGACCAACTCCTCTCTTAAAGATTGTCCAGTAGCAGAACCTGCTATCTCTCTTATTAACTTTTGTTTTGTCTCCTTAAGTAGTATTTCTTTTTCTTCGTACATAGTTTTATAAAGTTACTGTTCCCTCAACACCCTCCATTCCTTGTGGTGCAGATATTCCTCCACCAGCTCCACGTGTTGCCACACCTAATTGTTGTGGCTGTTGTTGTGGTACTGATGATGTTAAATCTCCCATATTTATTCCAACTTGCTCAAGATACATTCTAACAACCTTTTTCTTTTCTGGGTCTGTTGTAATTGTTGGGTCAACTGATATTGCTTGTAAATATGCGAATAATGCTTGTGCTTTAACTGTTGCTGACTGACTTTCTCCAGTAATATCAATATCAATATCATATTCTATATCTTTGTAATAATCTTTATCAACAGTTAATTGATACTCTCCGTTCTTCTTTATCTCTGCTTCAGTTAATGATGTTAATAATTCTAACGCATTATTATCTGGGATTGTACCATTCTTCACAGCATATGATAACAATCTGTCTTTCCTTATCTTATTGTGACATATCTCTATTAACTTATCTAAATCCTCTCCTGTAATCTTTATAATATGTTCTGTGTTTAGTTTATCAGATAGTCCTGGAATTACGAAATTAAACAAGAAAGATTTTAATTGTAGTGCATAATTCTCTCTCATCTTATCAAAGAAGCTCATTGCTTGACTTGCTGATAATTGAGCTGAACCAAGTGGTGTTCCAGCTGGAGTTCTCTCTCCTCTCATTATATCTGTTGTAAATGTTTGAGATTGAGCATTAGCTTCAATCATATTCATCTCTGATATAAAGTGAGATAGATTTCTATCTTGCATATCAACTGGTTGAATAAACTCGTCTACATCTAAAACATCTCCATTTTCTGCTTCCTTCAGTAAGTTTCTAGCAGCACCAGTATCTCTTCCTTGCCATAATCTTAAAGTGTTCCAGTAAGAAGATTTAACTTGTTGATTTAATAACTCGTTTATTCTTATTTGATTTTCACTAATTGCTTCTGGAATTCCTACTCCAAGCCATCTTCCTGGTATCTTATTTATATGAAACTCTTCGTATGGACTTTTTTCTACCAATGATTCAAATAATATCTCTCCACTAAACGCTTCAACTATATCTCTTTTAACATCTTGAACATTACTTGGGACATCTGCGAATATAACTTTCTTATAATCCCAGTTTCCATAATCATCTTCTACTTCACCATATCTTTCAAATACTCTAATGTATTGATTTTTTCCTTTTCTATATTCAGAGATAGTTTTTTCTACTTTATCTTTATCCCAATCAAGTTCTTTTCCTATTCTTCTAAACTCTCTTGGAGTATAAAGATGTTGTTCTATAATATAGTTAGAAAATGCTAAACAATCTGCATTCTGTTCTACTATAAAATTTTTAAGATTAACAAACTCTGCTTTTCCGTTTATATATTTTAATACTACGCTTCCAAACTGTGGTAACTCATCTGATATTCTATTAAGTATTTTTCCAAACTCTTGTTTTTTTAACCAATACTTTACATCTCTTTGTAAAAACCAAGTCTTAATATAATCTCCTCCTGGCTCAGTCTTTAATAAAATATCTTTTGTATCTAGGTCTATTGCCTTAGCAGTTGTACCAACAGCTTGTCTTGTAATGTTATAGAAATAAAGTTTTAAATCATCTTCATCAATATCCCCATCTATATATTTACCATTAGTATATAAAATAGCTTGGTTTATTGTTTCCAATTGGTTAAACATCCAACTACCATTTTCGTCCATTGGAATTGGTTTCTTAAAATCGGCTATCTCCTCATTTATTTGTTGCAATATCCTTGCCTCTTTTTTCATTTTATTATCTATGAATTTTCTTCTTTTTAATCTTCTCTATTTTTCTCTCTTCTTTTTTTGCTCCTATATATGGTGGGGCTTCTCTTCTAACCCTTGTTGAATTAAGTCCCCATACTGCTAATGCTAAACTTATTACGGAGTCATCGTTCATCCCAACCGGAGCAGAATATATAAGTGTTCCGCCATCTGTATAATCTAATCCAAACACTTCTAATTCGTTTATAATCACTGGCTCATTAGGAATAAATACACTTTTATTTTCTATATATTGTCCAAGCTTATCAATAAGATTGATTTTACTTTTGTTACTAAAGTTAAAATCATCTATAATTAATCCTTCTTCTCTTGTTAAGAAGTCGTTTAATACTTTACCACCACCTGTGCTATCAAGAATAATCCTAGCATTGTTATACTTCTTTGCTAATGATGCTATTCTATTATTCTGTATCGGGTAATCAACTCTTTGAAATCTGTCCCAAGCTACAACCTTATGTGATTGTTTATCTAACATTGTTAGAACTGTCCAATCATTTAACTTTGCAATATCTACTCCTAAAATATATCTATGAGTTGGTATTGGTTCTTCGTAGCATAACTCTTTGTCTAATACTATTTCTCTAATGTTCCTAAATACTTCTGCTCCACTATCTACAAATTGAGCTAAGAACTCTTGTTTCCATACAGCTTCTGGTAATGTCTTTCTTAGTCTTTCTAATTCTTCTGGTGTATTCTCTGGGTTATCACTACTTGGTGCGTTCCAAACAAATCCGTGGTCATCCTTTTCTATTGATTTATATTTATTGTAAAACCAATTCTTTCCTTTAGGAGAACTTATAAATATAGTTCTACCTTTTCTTGACATTGTTGTAGCCGCCAACTCTCTTTCATATACCATTGGAGCTATTCTCGCAGCCTCATCTATAATTAACAAGTCTAATTCTTCTCCAATAAGTGATACGGGATTATCAGCCGTCTTACATTCAAGCCAAGTTCCATTAGCCATTACAAGCTTTGTATATGGTTTGGATGTTATCTTGTATTCTCCTGGTTCATATATTTTTGATAAAAACCTAAGAATATATGAAAAAGTTTTTTGCGTTAGGTCTGATGTTGGTGCTACAATCCATATTTTCCTATTTGGTTTTAGCAATTCTCTAAATGCAGCATAAGCCGCTACAAATGTTTTACCAAATCTTCTTCCACAAACTAATACAAAGTCCCTAATTTTTGGGTCTTTAATTGCTTCTATAATAGGTATTTGTCCTTTGTGTGGTTTAAAACCTATTCTTTCTAAAAGAGCCTCGTCGTTTATTCTTTTCATTCTACTTCTTCTAAGAACTCGCTAGTCTTTTCATTAAATGTTTCTATTTTTAATTTGTTAGCTTCATATAATCCAAGTATTCTTCCAAGGTTTTCTAAAGCCGCTACATTAACTCTCTTATCTTCTTGTTCAAATGCTAACTCACACCACTTAGCCATTATTTCATTCTTTGGAACTGTATCTTTTAATTGCTTCCAAGTAGCTGTTTGCATAGCCTTTAAGCATAAAGAAGACTTTTCACTATACCCAACATCTCTATGAATCTGAGCCATATTAGGTTTCTCTCCAGCTATAGTTAAAGCAACAGCTCTATCAAAAACTTCCTTAACTTTTCCACCATTCTTTCTAATAGGTTTATATGCTTTAAGTTCTCTTTCTATTTTTGTTTCTTTTTTATCTTTAATTTCTTTTCTTGTCTTCATAATTGTAATAGCTCTCAGAGCCTCTATATTGCGTTCTGAGGGGGGTTTGGGGCTTTATACGACTAATTGTTCATCTAAGAAATAAATCCTCTTAAAACGTTAGTTTCAGTTATCTGGAAATCCCAGA